GCTACCCTTGCCACTTGAACTCTTAGGGGCTCTTTGCTGAAAGTCTGCCAAGTGAAGGAGAGCAACTACTCGGAGCGGATACCCGCTCACTTTCATAACTCCACTTGGGGCTAATTCCAAGCAATAAGAGAATCGTAATGCCCAAAGCTCTAGGCGCATAATCAGACACACGCTCAAGAATTGTGATGTCCATCACATAATCAAGGGGCAAAGGGGAGATAGGGCAAAACGGGCAAAATGGGATAGATAGGAAATTGGAAATAAGTCAATACCCGACACGCTGAAAATTGAAAGTGTGAGCCAATTCACACCCATCAAAGAGAGAGCCACTATTGAGAATCGTTCTCATTAAGTAATGAAGGGGGGGGGTAATTGGTAATGATAATCGTTCTCAATAAGTGATGGGGAGATAGTCGGTAGCCCTAAGTTTATTAAGTTATCTCCCAGCAAACACACAGGACTAACTCTTTACCATAGGTTTAGGGTTCATTATGGAATAAATACTCAGGAAGTTCTCAGGCAATTCTCAGGTTGAGTTTTGACCCCAGACTTTGTTAATCGGCACGGCACGGTATATATAGAGTCCCTCCAAAATTTTCTGTTATAAGCCCCCCAATATATATACAAATCGGACATATTACCCCCTAAAATAAAATATATCTAGGAAACCTGTTCGGTTTCCCGATTTGAACAGGTTTTCTATATATGTAATAATAAATATTTATAATAAGGAGCTTGCTCCGCTTGAACTACGCAAGCTCTTATATAATATAATATATATAATATATATATGGGGAAGCTATGCCCGTTTTATGACGGGCGTTATTTCTGTGATTTAACGGGGGACACTGATGGGTAGAAAGCCTGGCAAGGTAGATATACCGATGCATGAGGCTAAGGAGAAAGTTCTCCTGATGCTAGCCCAAGGTAGCACCATAGCCCAGGCAATGGGCTCAGTCAACCGCAATGAGGTAACCTTTAGGCAGTGGTCCATGAAGGATACTGACTTCAAAGACAGGGCCGACAAGGCCCGCCTCGAAGGCAAAGGTATCAAGGCTGACTTTAAGAATCTTAAGGATATTAGCTTTGAGGACTTCTCACAGCAGTTTCTAGACACCAGCCTCTTTGACCATCATAAGGACTGGATTGACTTGATTGAGGGGCGCGAGCCCCGCTATATGCACCCTGCCATGACATACGAGCCAGGGGCATCTAACCGAGTCCTGATTAACGTACCCCCTGAACATGCTAAGTCCACCGTGGTGACGATTAACTATGTTACCTACCGACTAGCTGTGGACCCTAACGTCCGCATCATCATAGTCTCTAAGACCCAGGGTATGGCCCGCAAGTTCCTCTCGGCGATTAAGACAAGACTTTCGCACCCGAATTGGATAAAGCTTCAGACAGCCTTCGGTCCGCAAGGCGGATACAAGGCTGATAGCCAAACCTGGAGTGCTGATATGATTTACCTTGGCACTGGTAGGGACTCTGGTGAGAAGGACCCTACAGTACAAGCCCTTGGTTTTGGTAGTCAAATTTACGGTGCTCGTGCCGACTTGATTATCCTCGACGATGTTGTGATGAACTCCAATTCCCACGAATGGGAGAAGCAAATTGAATGGCTTCAAAAAGAAGTCATCACACGCTTAGGACGACACGGGAAACTACTTATCGTAGGGACCCGTGTTGCTCCAGTAGATTTATATAAAATGATTCGGGACGGTCAACAATGGACAGGTGGTAAATCTCCCTTTACCTACTTTGCCCAGCCAGCCGTACTGGAGTTTGATGAAAACCCGAAGAACTGGAAAACGCTTTGGCCATGGACGGATAGGGCTGAAGGCGATAAAGATGAAGCTAACGCCGAAGGACTTTACCCTAAGTGGGACGGTCCTTCACTTTTTACTCGGCGTAGTGAAGTGGCACCTTCCATCTGGGCGATGGTCTACCAGCAAGAGGATGTCACCGAAGATTCAATATTCTCACCCACAGCAATTGCAGGATGCGTTAATGGTATGCGAAAGCGTGGACCCCTCAAACCAGGAGTCCCAGGACATCCAAAGCACCTAGAGTCTGCTTATACAGTTATAGGCCTAGACCCAGCGATGACTGGTAATACTGCTGCGGTAGCTATTACTTACAACCGTGGCGACAGTATGATTTATGTTTTAGATGCTGTCAATATGACAGAACCAACCCCTGCGAAAATTCGTGCCCTTATCGAAGATTGGGTACAACGCTATAAGCCACAGGAATTACGAATTGAAATCAACGCACACCAGAAAGCATACGCACTCGATGATGAACTGCGTAACTGGCTTTCGATGTACGGATGTCAACTTAACTCTCACTTCACTGGTAAGAACAAGTGGGACACTTCTTTTGGTGTGGCTTCTATGGCGAGTTTATTTGGCAGTATTAGAGATGGACGATTTCAAGATAACAACTCGATAGAGCTACCTTCTAACGAAGGAAGCGAAGGCCTTAAGGCTTTAGTACAACAGTTGATTACTTGGAAGCCTGAGACTAGAAACCCTACAGACTGTGTAATGGCTCTCTGGTTTGCAGTCATTCGCGTCCGCGAGTTAATGCAACAACACTCACAGTCAGCAAGATGGATGCAAAACCGTTGGGCAACAAGAGCCCAGACGGAGAGAAGATTCTCAATTAACTTAGATGAAGCTGTTGCAGAGCAATGGCAACAGACATACGGATAGGAACTATGGCACTTTCAATTGAACAGATTGCAGCACGAGTTGACTCGTTGCGCTTTCGTAATGCAGATAGGGACGCTCGTAATCAAGACGTTCTTGCTGTCCGCAAAGGTCAGATTGCCAGCGTATATCCTGACTTCTTTCCAGATGGGGTAGATGCAAATGTCGTTGCGAATTTTATTGACATTGTTGCTAGAGACTTATCTGAAGTCATGGCGCCTCTGCCTGCGGTCAACTGCTCCGCGGCGAATTCGGTTTCAGACAGGGCTCGCAGCTTTGCTGACAAGCGTACTCGTATTGCGAGCAATTACTTTGCCCATTCGGATATGGCTGTGCAGATGTACTCGGGAGCGGACTGGTATATAACCTACGGCTTCCTGCCATTTGTAATTGAATTAGATTCAGAAGCTAAGCTACCTCGTATTCGTTTAGAGAATCCAGTAGGTGCATATCCAGAGTTTGATAGATATGGACGATGCATAGCATTTGCTAAGCGTTACTCTATGACTCTTGGTGAGCTTGTTGCACAATTCCCTGAGTATGAGCGTGCGCTCCTTGGTGGACTTGGATACAAGCAAGAGTTAAACTCTCTTATCGAAATGGTTCGTTACTATGATAAAGACCAATCGGTAATCTATCTACCAGATAAAAACAATCTTGTATTATCTCAAGCTAAGAATCCTCTTGGCAAGATGATGATTGTTGTAGCCCGCAAACCATCTATTGATGGTGAACTGCGTGGACAGTTTGATGACATATTAGGTATTCAGTTGCTCCGCAATCGCTTTGCTCTTCTTGCTATGGAAGCAGCAGAGAAATCAGTACAAGCTCCTATCGTACTTCCACAAGATGTACAAGAGCTACAGCTTGGTGGCGATGCGGTTATCCGCACATCAAACCCAGCTGGTGTACGCCGCGTAGAGCTTACACTACCCCAAGGCGCATTCACTGAGCAGACTCTGCTTAATCAAGAATTGCGTGTTGGAGCACGTTACCCTGAGGGACGTACAGGTAACATTAATGCATCGATTGTCACGGGTCAGGGCGTACAGGCTCTCATGGGTGCGTTCGATACTCAGGTCAAATCTGCACAGGCAATCTTCGCCAGCGCCCTCCGTGACGTCATTCAGATTTGTTTCCAAGTTGATGAACTTATCTTCCCAGAAGAGAAGACAATTCGCGGTGTAGATGCTGGTGCTCCTTACGAGATTACTTATAATCCTAAGAAGGACATCAAAAATGATTACTCAGCTGATGTTCGCTACGGTATGCTTGCTGGTCTTAACCCAGCACAAGGTTTGATATTTATGCTACAGGCACTTGGTGGTAAATTAATCTCCAAGGATATGGCAATGCGTGAACTACCATTTACTGTTAACGTTGGTCAAGAAGTTGAGAAGATTGAAATTGAAGATATGCGTGCAGCACTTGTTGCATCACTTCAAGCATACACCCAAGCAATTCCACAGATTGCTGCAGGTGGTGGAGATGCAAGTCAGATAGTATCTAAGATTGCACAGGTGATTAAGGCTCGCCAAAAAGGACAAGCGATAGAGGATGCGATTGAAGAAATATTCGCACCTGTCGAACAAGTTCCTCCTGCTGGTGCCCCGATGGTTGAGCAACCGTCCCCTGCTCCCGCTGGCGTCCCAGTAGGAGGCGCTATTACTCCAGGCCCAGAAGCGGGCGGAGTTCCAGATATAATGAGTTTATTAGCAGGACTTAGATAATCTAGGAGGGGACAATGACAACGATTATCGGTGTCGAATATAAAGATAAATCTGTCATTGTTGCCGACAGTCGTATTACAGATGATAGCGGTAAATCTTACTCACATCCATTTATGCGTAAGATATCATCACGCGGCGCGTTACTAATAGCAGGAGCAGGAGAAGTATCACCCTGCGACATTGCCCAGAACATTTGGATTCCACCAGTATTCTCAGCGAAAGACAAGAAAGATGTCTATCGCTATATGATAGTCAAAGCTATGCCTTCTCTTCGCAAGTGTCTTACAGAGAATGGTTACAATTTTGATGAAGCTCATGACAAGAATAAAGATGGATTAAGATTTCAATTTCTCATCGCAGTAGGTGGTGAGCTATTTGATGTTGACCAAGACTTGGCGGTAATGAAAAGTGAAGAAGGATTCTACGCAATCGGAAGCGGTGGCAGTTACGCTCTTGGAGCGCTTTACGCGGGTAGCGATGTCATCGGTGCAATGGAAGTGGCTGCACGAATTAGTGTATACACAGCCCCACCATACCAAGTAGAAGAACAACTCAAATGAGTAAGTTTAATCAAGCCATTGAAAAGGCTATGAGAGTACTTGCTGAAGAGCTAGAAGATTCAGAAAGCCAGATATGTACTGGCTGGGTATTAGTAAGTGAGTGGAGTGACTACGAAGGCACACGCTATCTTATGACAGATGTAAGTGAAAACATGAATCCTTGGTTAGCCAAGGGTATGCTGTTATCAGCAGAAGAATATTCTTATAGTCCTGAGGAGGATGCCCGTGGCAACAACTGAGAATCGTGGCGGTATGCGCCCTACAGCGGGACAAAACAATCCATATAAGATTTCTCCTAATGGTGGAAATGGACAAAGCGGTAAAAAAGCCGCAAAGGCTATGCAACTTCGCCCATCTGGCGGTGGAGCCTCTGGTGCTACTAAAGCTCTAACTCAGCAAATGTCTGGTGCGCCTGGTGTAATAACTACCGCTACTGCTACCCAAGGTGGCGTTCGACCATTACGTATTCCTGCATCAGAACTTGCTCCAACAGTAGGAATTGCTGACCCATCACTTCGTGGAGAAGAAGATATCACAACTGGCTCTCTTGCTAATCCAATAGGTATGATGACTCCTGGCCCTGAAGCTTTAACGCTTCCTGGCGGCGGACAAGGTGATGCTAAATTTCAATCTAATATAGATTCTTACTATTCAGTTCTTTCATACATTCAAGGCAGAGACGATACATCTGAAGATACTCGTCAAATTATTAACGCATTGATGAGAGCTGCTCCATCAGTGGAGGCTATTTAATAGTGGAGATTTGGAACAGAATAGGTAAGCTGGCTAGAGGTACAGCTGACTGGGTTGGAGATGTTGGCCTTGCTGTCGTCTCACCAGCTAAGTTTGTTTGGGATATAGCTACTGCGCCATTTAACGACAGAGAAGAATTTAATGGATTTACAAATACTTTGCGTCAAGCTGGTATTGATTTAGGTAAGAACGTTGGACGCCCTATCGGCGGTATTATAGCAGCAGCTGATAAAACAGCACAGAACATTCTTCGTGAGCCATTAAGCGCTGCTTTCCTAGTAGCTGGACAACAGGACTTTTCAAGAAGTGGTTTGCAAAGAGCATGGAATGCTCGTAATGAAATTTCAATAGGACAATCTGCTGCTTCAGCTCTTTTAGCCCCAGCTAAATTATTGCCTGACCAGATTACCCCTGAGTTTCTTGATGAAGATTTTAACATCTATGATGAGAAGAAAAGAAAAGAAGCTTTCTCAAAGAGCGTATTTGGTAGAGCAATCTCTGGCTCATTAGATACAGTAGCGCAGTTTGCATTTGACCCAACTTTAATTGTTGGAAAAACCGTCAAGGCAATTCGCAGTGTAGATGACGCTTGGGAAGCTATTCAAAAGATTCGCGTTGCTCGTGCTGGCGATGAAGTCAATGAGTATGTTAACCTAGCAGAAGACTTTGCAAACAATGATGCTGTATGGGCTGCTGCTCATCCTTGGGTTAGAGCAACTAACAATGAGACAGATGTTGCCTACTTACTAGGACAGACACGCACTAAAGAAGAAGCGCTAGATACAATGCTTGCTATTCTTGGTGACGATTCAGGTATTAAGCGTTTAGAAGAACTACGCCGTCCAGACTTGGCAGAACCTATTCGTATTGCTAATGGTGAGCTTGACCGTTCATCTTTAAAGATTCTACTTCGTGAAGAAGAGAGAATGCTTGGCGGACAGCAAGAAGATATGCTTCAGTTCATTATGCGTACCCCTGAAGAGATTGCTCAGGATAGAGCATACATTCAAGCATGGGCTCAACACGATAGATACTTTGGACAATTGCAACAGGTTGCAGCTGAAGCTCCAGCCACACGAGGTATCGGTCTTGGTGAAGCAGCAACAGGAAAATTCAAAGCTACGGCTCGTACCGTGCCTTATTATAATCGTGATGTAGGCGATGCTACCGTTACAATGTATCAACCTACTCCGTATCATAAACTATATTCTATAGTACAATGGTCTCAAAGAGAACGCCCTAGTGGTTTAGTTAATCTAAACGATGGTGAATCAATTAGAGAAATCACTGCAACAGTAGAACGTTTGCGCTCAAAGCGTTTGATGAGTGACAACGAAGCGGCACAGTTTATTACTCGTTATGCTGCAGCGGTATCTCCTGAAGCCCGTGGCCTAGTTGTTAACGAACTAGAAAGAACGGGATATCGTAGGGTTGCTGCTAAGAATGGTGTTGATTTAAACACAGCAGAAGAACTATTTAATTTCCATATCTCTGCTCGCTCTGG